CGAAGAACACCCGGAAGAGGAGGAAACGGACGATTATATATGAACCAAACACGGCGATTTATCGCGGGAATGTCTGCGTTGTTCGGTGCATGGATGGTAGCGCTCATGGTAGCAACATGGGCGGCGGCATACACCAACAACTATCAGATTTTAGTGACGGTCAATAGTTACGGAGAGGCAAACATTGAGTTAATCGCATTGTGTGTTGTATTACCGCTTTACGTCGTCGGGTTGTATTACACACTAAAATTTATTAACGAGGTTGAATAAATGGACTTTGCTTTTAATACCGCGCCGTTTGATTGGGGCGGAACCGCAATCTGGCAAGGAAGCAACACCGGCGGCGATCATCTCGGCAAAACAACCATCGTCACCGTAGGCGATGAAAACGAAGTGCTCACCATCACTGAAATCGTTGACATCGGCCCGGAAATCTCAGAAATTGACAATACAAAATACTCACCTGAGTTGTGGCGTGAGTATGGCGCCGCACTGAAACGCAATCCGGCGATTAAGTTTACCTTTTATCATGACGCAGAAGATATAATACAGAAAAGATTAATTGATTTACATGCAACCGGATCGCCAGAACGGATTCGCGTTTGGTTTCCGGGCACCGCGAAAACATGGATCTCATTTATTGGGGTTGTGATCAACGTTAGGTATGACGCACCCGTGGGCGACTTGGTGCGTGGAACAGTAGCCGTTACTCCGATTAAGGAGATGGAGAAATATTTATGAAACAGAATAAAACAATCAAACTCGGTGAGAACGAGTATAAAGTCCGTATGTCCGTTGGTGTCCTGATCGATATTGAGGATGAACTTGGGAAACCGCTTACTCAGTTAAGCAATGAAATATCGATCAAACAGGCAACCGTATTTCTGAAACATGCCGCCCGGAAACTTGACGGGTCGCGCATACCAGAAGATGAATGGAAAGCACTGATTTATGAAATTGACGTTGCTGAGATGTTCACCACGCTCGGTGAGATCATGCAGGAACTTCAGCCGAAGAAGGGTGACGGCGAACAAGTAAAAAACGGGTGAGTTGTGTATGGATGTATGAGTTTGCCGATCAGATCGCGATGACCGGTTTGTTTACCGATCCGCGTCTGATTTACGATCTCACAATTGAAGAAATATCAACCACTATTCGCGGACTCAACAAACGCACGAAGGATCTACAGACCGCCGACAACATGCGGATCGGCACACTGTGTGCGTGTGTTTACAACCAGAACCGACAGAAACGGAACGATAAGATCTGGAAGTGGACGGATTTCTTCCCAACGAAGGACATTCGCGAACCGGCTGATCCGGATGAACTAAAGGAGAAGTGTATGCAGTTTGCAAGGATGATAAATGGCAGTTAATGTTGGCAACCTTGAAGCGACTTTGGGAATGGATACCAAAGGGTTTAAAGATGGTGTCAAGGAAGCCGAAAAAGGTACAAAGGGAATTGGTGCAAGTCTCAGTAGTCTTAAAGTGCCTTTGCTCGCCGTAGGTGCGGCAATAGGCGCGGCGTTTGCGGCTGTGGGTGTCGCGGCGTTTAAGAGTGCGGATGATATTGACAAAGCGATGGCAAACATCCGTGTGGGCACAGGGGCGACGGGTGACGCACTCGCTGAGATGGGCGACAACATGCGCAACGTCTTGAAACAAGTCCCAGGCGACGCTGCGACAGTTGGATCGGCAATGGCGGACATCAACACCCGTATGGGTCTGACGGGCACTGCGCTTGAGGACATGACAAAGCAATACGTCGAACTTGCGCGGATCACCGGTGGCGACGTTTCGACTTCAATCAAAAACACCACAAGACTGTTTGGCATGTTTGGCGTTGCCGCGGAAGAGGAAACGTTGGTACTTGATTACCTGTTTAAGGTTGCACAGAGCACCGGTGCAAGTGTTGATCAGCTTGCAGCAAGCGCCACAATGAACGGCGCGGCCCTGCAAGGTATGGGCTTTGATCTTGAGTCGTCAATCGCACTACTCGGAAAGTTTGAAAAGGAAGGTGTTGCTGCAGATACAATTCTCGCAAGTATGAAACGTGGGATGGGCACAATGGCAGCGGCAGGTATTACCGACGCAAACGAAGCGTTTAAGACACTCACCGCCGGGGTTAAAAATGCAGGATCTGAACTTGAAGCTGTGGCAATTGCGTCTGAAACGTTTGGTACTCGTGCGGGTGCTGACATGGCACGCGCGATTAGGAGCGGAAGTTTTGAACTTGAAGATTTCGTTAAAGAATTAAATTCATCATCTGAAACAATTCTGCAAGCCGCGGAAGATAGCAAGACGCTGGGCGATAGGTTCGGCATTCTCAAAAATAATGTGATGCTGGCAATTGAACCTATCGGTGAACGCATAATTTCAGTGTTTGAACAGGTCACAGATTGGATGAGCACCGACGGCATGGCACTTCTTGATCCGCTTCTCGCGGCGTTTGCCGCGATGGAAGGTTGGTGGGATGGTTCAGGCGAAGGCATCATCACAAAGATCGTTGAAGCGTTCCAGTGGATGAAAGATACACTGCAGCCGTTTATCGACATGTATATGGACTTCTGGAGCAACCAAGCCACAAAGATGACAGACTTCTGGGAAGAAGACGGCGCAATGGTGATGGAAGCGCTTGAGAATATCCGTGCAGCGTTTCAGGTCGTCATTGAGTATATTGTCGCACTCTGGGAGTGGGTATGGCCATACATGGAAAACATATATGGTGCGTTTGTAGATATACTGCTTGACATAGTCGGTATCTTTGCAGCACTGTTTGCCGGAGATTGGGAAACGCTCAAAGACAAACTCATTGATCTGTCACTTGATCTCATGGATCTGATGTATGGTGTGTTTGAACTTGGATTCGATGCGGTTCTCGGCCTGTTTGTCGCAATCGGTAACGGCATAAACGCTGTGCTCACGGGCGCTTGGAATATGGTGCTTGGTGGACTTGAGGCTATGATCAACAAAGCGATTGATATGCTCAATCGCATGATCGCCGCGATGAACAAGATCCCGGGTGTTAATATCCCATTAATTGGTAAAGTATCGTTTGAACGTGCAGAAGCAAAGACGATCAAAGCACCTAAACTATCCGACTTTACCGGCGGGGAAAAACCGACTGATAAAGCGAGAGAGATGATTGAGGCAGAACGTGCCGAAAAGAAGAGACTTGAAGAGGCAGAAAAAGAAGCGGCAATGACGCCGGAAGAAAAGAAAGCGGCGTTGATTCAGAAAGAATTGGGTATGACGTTAGAGGACAACAAGAAAGCACTTGAAGAAGCCAACAAAAAGCCAACCGTTCCACCTATGTCTGCGACACCAACACCGACAGAGATCGTGCAGACTGATCCGATTGAGATCGTAACCGACAAACCTGTGCCGGTTGTCGGTATAACCGACGATGTGTTTCAAGATCTCACTGCAGAACTCAAGGCGTTTTCTTTTGATGCAGTTGTTGACGCAATCAACAACGCGCGCGATATGTTGGTTGCTGCTATAACGGGTGGCGTTGACAAGACAATCGCGGAAGAAGAAGAACTCATAACTGATCTGGTGTCTGAAGAAGAAGAAATCACACCGGCAACGCTCGGCGAAAAGATATCGCAGGCAATGTCTGAAACGGTTACCAACATGAGAACAAGCGGCGCAGACTTTGAGGTGGATACCATGAGCAACATGCCATTGATCCTCAATCAGGACATACACATCACTACTGAGATTGACGGATATGAGATCGGCAAAGCAGTTTACAGCACGTGGAACAAACGCACCGGCGGTGGTTTAAATATCATCTGAAGTTAATCTTAAGATCGGGGGCGTGTCGGCATACTGTGTGCCCGGCACCCTCACTATTTCAGGTAACCTTGGATCTCGCGTGGTGTGTTCGTTTCAGATGATCGAACGTGCGCCGTTTTCTGCCGTGTTTGGTATTGGATCGGCGGTTGAGGTTAAGAACAACGCAGGTGCAATCATCTTTGGCGGAACAATTGACAGCAACCCTAAAACAATTGACGATTCAGGAGAAGTGCGCACAACGCGCGTGCAGTGTGTGGACTACTCGCAGATTGCTGATCGGCATCTGGTGTCGTATGCGTATGTTTCAGACATTGCGCGGACGTGGTATGCAGGCACAATTATAAAAGACGTTGTTGAACGGTTCTTTTCGTATGCAGATGCCAGCGAAAACATTGACGTGACAAATGTCGCAGACGGGCCGGTGATTGAAAAAGCGGTGTTTAATTACATTCCTGCCAGCCAAGTGTTCAGCGAACTTGCCGATCTTGCGGGTTTTGTCTGGTATATTGACTTTGAAAAACGGATGTACTTCTTCGATTCATCCAGTAACGCCGCGCCGTTTGGATTGACAAGCGCCTCAGAAAACTGGCGCGATATGCGGATCACTGAGTCTCGCGAACAATACCGGAACAGGCAGATCGTTGTGGGCGGAAACTCGCTCACGGAAGAAAGAGATGATTCTTTTGTCGCTGAAGCAGATCAGAAGTTGTTTGTGTTGCCGTTCAAGGTTGGGACGGCGCTACATGTGTATGTAGATACAGTAGAAAAGACGTTGGGCATAAACGGACTCGACGAAGGCAAAGAATTTTATTGGTCGTATGGATCGCCAACACTCACTGCTGAGACCGCGCCGGGTGCGGGTAAAGTCGTAAAACTTGAGTATAAAGGTCTGTTTCCAATCCTCATTACAGAAGAAAACAGTGCTGAGATCATGGCACGGCGCGCGATTGAAGGTGGAACAGGAGTATATGAAGCCATCGCAGATGATACCACCATCTCACTGCAAGAAACCGGCGTGATGTTTGCGTTGGCATACCTGCGCAAGTATTCCACCATACCTAAAACGATTGAGTTCGGAACAGATACTGCCGGCCTGCGTGCCGGACAATTAATCGCAGTGAACATTCCGGAACTTGATCTCACTGATGACTTTCTCATTGAATCGGTAAATATTAAGGACTACGGCGGACGAATCAACCGTTATAAAATCAATGCAGTATCCGGGGAAGCGCTGGGTGGATGGTTGGATTTCTTTAACTCACTTGCACGTCAGTCGCAGAATTTGCGACTGTATGACGACGAACAAGTCGGCATCCTGCGCGAGAACGCTGAGACGATCAACGTATCTGATGCGGCTGAGACTGACAACACCGGCAAGCCGGAAAGCCGGACAGATTTAGCACGCGCAGATTTCGGTGAAACAGATTGGGTGCACCCATGATTGAAACAATGAAAGTAGAAACAAACGTTGTGGTGCGTGTTTGGGATCAGGATTGGAATCTGATCTCAGAACACAAAAGCCATAACTCGTGGACTGATGCAGGACTGAACGTTCTGCGTGAC